AAAAATTGTTAAAGATGAGTATGGAACACATAACTACAGTGAATTTATAGAAATAATAAAAAAAGAATTAGGAGTTAAATAATGAAAAGTTTTAGAGAACTAACAGAAGATAAAGCACAAGACTATGAAAATAATGATGAAGATTGGACTAAGCAAGACCTAATAGAACTTATACAAGAACAAGACTTAGACGCCGATGACATTGCCGAAATAACAGAATTAGTTATGGAGATAGTAGAATATGGGGATTTTGATGGAGATGACTTCAATGCAGATGACTTTGATTGGGATGGTTATGATTGGGATGATACTGATGATTTAGATGAAAGAATGTCAAATAAAGCAAAAAAAGATGCGGCAAAGAAAAGAAGAAAACCTGCTTTTAAACGCGCTATGAAGAAAAAACTTAAATGCCAAAAGAAATTTGCTGAGAGAATAAAAAAATCAAAAGAAAGTGGTGTATCTATGGTTTGTAATGTTAAAGGTAAACTTGTAAAAGGTATGACAAGAGCAGATAGAAGAAAATTGGCAAAAACAAGAAAAAAACATAAAAATAGAATAATTAATTAAATTATTAAACTTTTAATAAGGATCTAAAATTGATTAAACAAAATATAAGTAATCAAATACAGAAATTAAATAAAATAGATGAAATAGAAAAAGATTTTTATCAAGTAATACAAGATAAAAATATACAAATTAAAACTCCTAGTGACATTGAGAGAATTGATGTACTATTTAATGATAGTCTCAAGAAAATGTTAAAAGTGATAGAAGGTTATGATGAAGAAGAATATACTATACTTAAATCAAGATTTATTATAGATTTTCATGTTAGATTAGCAGAAAAATATAATTTTGATCAGTATAGTATTGCTTCTTATTTTGGCTCATATAATGAAAGAATATTTCAGGAAGCAATAAAAAATATCAAAAAATACCTATAAAATGCCTATTAATAAAGAATATTAAAGTTACATTAAGAATATTATGTTATAATTATAGTTACAAAAGGATATTATTTGAAAAATACTTTAACTTTTATTGACCTAGATGATACATTATTTTTCACTAAAGCCAAAATCTTGGTAAAAAATAAAAAAGGTGATATTCTACATAAATTAACTAATCAAGAATATAACTCTTATATTCTTTCTGTAGGTGAATCATTTGATTTCTCTGAATTTAAAGATACAGAAATTTTTGTAAGAACATCGGAACCAAATCAACCAATGATAGATATTCTTCAAGAACTTTTTAATAATACAAAATCTACAAATTCAGAGGTTTATTTACTGACTGCAAGACAAGATTTTGATGATAAAGATAAATTTCTGTCTTATTTGATTAAACATGGCATTGAAGTAGGACATAAAAATGATCAAAAAATACATGTTATTAGAGCAGGAAATATCCATGGTTTTAATAATGCTCATAAGAAATATCAAATAATCAAAAAAATACTAGAAGATAATACTCAATTCAAAACAGTTCAATTATATGATGATTCCAAAGATAATCTCAGCACTTTTTCCAAATTAAAATTAGATTACCCAGAAAAAATAATTGAACCTTTTCTATTAAAAGGAAATAAAATAAAAAGATACAATTTAAGTTTATTTTAAACTTATTATGTTATAATTATAATAACAAAAGAAAGAAAACATATTAAAGGATAGAAAATGAATATAGCAGTAGAATCATATGAATTATATAACAACAATATTTTAGTTGGTAAATGGTTTAATACCGAAGAAGATAGTATTGAAGATGTTTATGAATATATTAAAGAAATTCATAGAGATAATGGTTTTAATGACTCTGATTTGGAATTATTTGTGGCGGATTATGAAGATGAGTATAATATTTATTCTGGGGAATCTTTAGAAAAAGCATATGAAATTTCTGAAGCAATTGAAAATTTAGATGATTGTGATAAAGAAGCAGTTAGATTACTTATTGATAATAACATTGCCAATGATATTTTTGATGCCATAGACAAAAAAGATGATTTATTATATACAGACGAAACAGATATGGGAGCTGTGGCAGAAAATTATATCATAGAAACAGGTGCTTTAAGTGATATGCCTGAAAATCTAAGATATTACTTTGATTATGAAGCATTAGGTAGAGATATGGAGATAGGTGGCACATACTTAGAGGGAAAAGATGGGGTTATTTGGGAATATATAGGATAAACATATACTTATAAAATAATAAGGGAAAATATAATGAATAATAATTTTTATACAAAAAGTAAAAAAAAGACATGATATAGATATTTTATCTATGTTAGATATTGACTTAAAATTAACTATTAATTTTAATCTTATAAAGAATGGGGCAAATGTAAATTCTGTTTTTAGTAGTAATCCTGTAGGATTGGATGCTTTTTTGGTTGGGAATTCACCAAATAAAATTAAAGTGGCAAATAAAGAAAATCTTAGAATTAGAAAAAGAGATAAAAGAAATTTACTAATATAATAATTCAATAAAATTTTAAGGAGATATATGTTAAAAGATTACATTTTAGGTTCAGAGATAGCAGAAAAAGGTGGTTTTCATCAGGCAAACATTAGTATGTTATTAAGTGATTTTGGTTTAGTTGAAGGTGATGACTTCTTAAAATATGGTGGAATAGTACTTATTAATAAAAAAAGTTTATTACTTCCTAACTATATTAAAGAGGTTATATATAAAAATAAATTTACTGATTTATCTAAATATATTCCAATGTCTTATTTTTTAGAAATTATTGAAAATCAAACTAAATTAATCCAAGGAAGATTTAAACAAGTCACTATTAATAATAAGAAATTTGTAGAATTGGATAAAGAACTACAAGAATTATTTAGTAATGACTTATTAATTAAAACAACAGTACAAAATTCAGAAATTCCTAATTTATATAGCGATAATCTTATTAAAGGAAGTCTAAAATTATCCAACAAAAAATCATTAGTTTGGTATTAGGAAAATTTATAAATATTCATAAAAATTAAGTAATTATAATACATAAGGAGATTTTTGTGATTAATAAAATAACCAAAGAATACATTCAAGAAAACCTATTAAGGTCTGATGGAAAGTTAAATTCTCGTATTATTAATCAATATAAAATCTCAAAAGAAGAAATATACTGTATATATAATGATATATCTATACCTCAATGTAAAGCAATTGGTTGTTCTAATATACCCAAATTTATAAGTTTTGTTAAAGGATTTCATAAATTTTGTTCATCTAAATGTTCTAATAATGATAAAGATAAAAAAATATTAGGGGTTAATAATACAGATTATTCTGCAAATGGTAAGAAAATATCAGAATCACTAAATAAAAAAGATAATTGGGATGAAGTTACTGAAAAAAGAAAAAATACATGTAGAAAGATATATGGATTTGATTTTGCCGTACAGAGTCCAGAAGTTAAACAAAAAATGATAAATACAAACTTATCTCGGCATGGTTGTGAATTTTCAACACAAACAGAGAGTATGAAGAAAAAATCAAAAGAAACTAAATTAAATAGATATGGTTATGAATATTACAATAATCCTATTAAAATAAAGAAAAATGAAAAAAGAACAAAAATGTTATCAGGATTTTGGATTAAAGATGAAGATAGAAATGACTTTAATAGATATTCTAAATTAGTTAGAACACTTAGTGAAAAGAATTTCAAAAAATATTACAATATCATAAATCCCGATAATTTAACTAGGTCATATGATGATTATCATCTTGATCATAAAATCAGTATTTTTGAAGGATTTAAGGAAAATATTCCTATTTTTATAATTGCTTCAAAAGAAAATTTACAGATGTTATTTTCTAAAGAAAATATACTAAAGTCAAAAAAGAGCATATATGATATAAATGAGATTATTTTGGATTTTTATAAATATTCATAAAAATTAAGTAATAATAGTATATAATAATACATATAAAAAGAGATGGAGCAATAACATTTAACCTCCATAAAAAAGATATGAAATTAAAAAACACGATGAAAACGATAAATATACGTTTAAAATAGGAGAAAAATATGGCTGGATTAGATTTCGGAAACATGAATTGGGATTCTTTAGAGAAAAACCTAGGAACAAATGTAACATCTAAAGATAAGAAAAATTATAATGATGAAAGAATATGGAAATTAGGAAGAGATGAAAATGATAATGGTGGTGCTATTATTAGATTACTACCGGATCCTAGTGGTACACCTTTTATTCAAAGATATAATCATGCATTTCAATCATTTGATAATGTAAATAAGAAAAAAAGATGGTATATTAATATTTCACCAGAAACTATTGGAGAAACTTGTCCAGTATCAGAACTTTGGTCTGCACTTTATAATATTGGGACAGAAGAAGGTAAAAAAGAAGCAAAGAAATTTGGTAGAAAAATTAAATTTATGTGCAATATTAAAGTTATTAAGGATCCTTCAAACCCTCAAAATGAAGGAAAAATCTTTTTATGGGAGTTTGGTACTAAATTAAAAGATAAATTTATGGCTGCACTTCAACCTTCAGAATCAGAAATTGCAATGGGGGAAGAACCAAAAGAACTATTTAATCCTTTAACTGGTTGTAATGTCAAACTAAAAATTGCCAAAGTGGCAGGATACTTAAACTATGATGCAACAGAAATTATGCCTGCTAGTTCACTTTATAGAGATGGTGAAGAAGCAAAAGCAGATATTATTGAAAATGCTCATAAATTAAGTGAGTTTATGAAACCAGAAGCATTTGAAACATATGAAGAATTAAAAAGTAAAATGAAATATGTACTTGAAATGTATCAACCAGAGTTTGTTGATCCTGTGCAGTTCAAAAATGTAGTTTCTACTGTTATGGGTGCCAATATGGTTACAAATACAGAGTCTGTTCAAACACCAGTTCAAGAAACACCTCAATTTTCTGAACCAGTTCAAGAAACACCTGAACCTGTTCAAACACCAGTTCAAGAAACACCTGAACCTGTTCAAACACCAGTTCAAGAACAATCAGTTCAAACTTCTACTCACACAAGTGATGATTCTTTATCATTCTTAGACGATCTTTAAGAACTAAAAATGCAAATAGAAGACTTAAATATAAATGTCTTCTTTTGCAAAAATGGACAACTTAATTCCAATAAATTAAGAGAATTTAACTTAACTTCTAAAGATATTTATGATTTTATTAATGGTTCTATTCAATGTAAATTTTGTAATTCAATAGCAAGATTTATTTCTTTTAATAAAGGTTATAGTGAAACATGCAATAATAAAGAATGTTCTAATAAATTAAGGAAAGAAACTAATCTTATGGTATATGGGACTGAATTTAGTACACAAAACAAAGAAATAAAAGATAAAATATCTAAAAATTCAAAAGCAAATCTTCAGGAAACTAAGAATAAAAGAAAAAAGACAAATATAGATAGATTTGGTTATTTTTCACCTTTTGAACTAGATAGTGTACAAGATAAAATAAAAGAAACTAATCTGTTAAAATATAATGTTTCAAATCAAATGCTTAGAGAAGACTTTCAAGAAAAAAGTAAAATAACAAAAGAAAAACTTTATAATGACATAAATTACAATAATCAAGATAAAATAAAAGAAACTAATTTATTAAAATATAATGTTGATCATCTTTCCAAGCAAAATCATAAGAACACAAATAATTTCAATAAAAAGTATATCAAAGAAAATTTTGTAAAAAATAATAGAATAAACTTATTGGAGTTCTTACTTTATTTTAATTTTAGTGAATCTTATGGAAGAATAAAACTAAAAGAGTTAGATTTTAAATATAAATTTCTTAATTCTAGGTCTTTTGAAACACAGAAAATAAATAAACTATTTAATTCTATTTTTATTGAAAATGATAGAACTCTAATTAAACCATTAGAAATAGACTTATTAAGTCATGAATATAAATTTGGAATAGAATATAATGGTTTGATGTGGCATTCCATAGGAGAGTCAAAGCATAGTATGTTTAATAACTTGAAAGATGAAGATATATTAAAATATAGACATTTAAATAAAACAAATCTTATGGAACAAAAAGGATATCAGTTATTTCATATTTTTGAAAATGAATGGTTAGATAAAAATAAAAAAGATATTTGGATTTCTATTATAGAAGAAAAAATTAAAAATAAAAAAAATAAAATAATTAAAACCAAGAATTTAAAAAATAAAGAAATAAAAATTATTAATGATAAAATAGCAAAAGAGTTTTTTAATAAAAATCATCTCAATGGATATAAAAAAGCAAAAATAAATATAGGTTTATATATTGATAATATTTTATATTCCATTATGAGTTTTACTGATAATAAATTAGTATCTTTTGCTAAAAATATAGATTATAACATTGAAGACCCATATACAGAAATATTAAGTAAATATAAGATAAAATCATTAATAACAGAGATAGATAATAGGTTTAATGATAATGAATTATTAAAATTGGGATTTAAGGAAGTAAAGACTACAGATGTAAACTTTTTTATTTGGAAAGGTAGAAAAATTTATGACTGTGGTTTAAAGATATTAGAAAAGGAGTAATATGAGAAAATCAATAACAATAGTGGATTTTAGTCACTTAAATATGAGAAATCTTTTTATAGCATTAATGCAAGCAAAACCAAAAAAGAAAGATGGACTTTTTATAACAGAGGAGTTTATTCAATATCATAAATCTTTAGTATTTAACTCTTTACAATTTATAAAAAATAAATTCAAAAATGAAATTATTCTAGCAATAGATGGACAAGCCAATTGGAGAAAAAAGTTTTATAAAGATTATAAAGCTAATAGAAGTAAAGCAAAAGAAGATAATGAAATAAATTTTGAAGAATTTTTTGAAGCAACAGATGAAATGTTAGAAGCAATTAAAACTAATTTTCCTTTTAAGGTTGTTAGAGTAAATGCAGCAGAAGCAGATGATATTGCAGGGGTTATTGCCATTAAATTTGGTAATACTATGGATATAATATTGGTTACATCAGATCATGACTGGTTACAGGTTCAAGCACATGGAAATATTCAAATGTGGGATCCTATCAAAAAAGAAAATAGATTTTTAAGTGACTATGAGAAAGTAATGATTCAGACAGATATGGGTCCAATGTCAAGATTTACTATAATGCATACCTTAACTGGAGATAAAGGAGATAATGTTCCTAGTATTACAGGATTATCACATTTTAGTGATGAGTTCAAATCTTATCTAAAAGAAAATAATATTAATTCAGATTCTGTAAAAACTGTTACTGCTCTTGATATATGGCCTGAATTAGTGGAAAAATACGAAGTTTATGATATAGTAAAAAGTGGAAAGAAAAAAGGTGAAATAAAAGATACAAAAAATATCTTCAAAACAGTTCCTTATGGTATTAAAAAAGCAGAAAAACACTGTTATAGTAATGATACTTTACAGGAATTTCTTCTAAGTCATGAAATGTATAAAGAAAATTTTAAAAGAAATAAAATACTTGTAGATTTTACTGAAGTCCCTGAAGAAGTTCAAAAAGATATTCTTTCAGAATTTAGCACAGTACAGATAAACTACAATCCAAATGGAATTTTAGATTATTTTATGAATGAAAAATTAGGTTTACATGTAAATAATATTAATAAATTTTATAGTGGTAAATATGAAAGTCAAAATACAAAATCATTAGATGATTTTCTGGACTTTTAGTTCTTAATACTATTGAAGGGCTAATTTCATAAAACTTGAGTTAGCCCATTCTTCAGTCTTATTTACAGTGGTATTAATTAAAGAAATCAAACGCTCAGGATATTTATATTTATTAATTCTTGCGATATTGATTTCACTTAATTTTGTTTCTTTACTTGGTTGAACTTTTTTATCTCCAAGTATAGCAAGAGAATTAGTGATAATATAATTACTTTCAGATAATGAATATGTTTCTAATAATTTTTCATAGATTGTTTGAATACTTTTGGTCATTTTAATTCTCCAATTTTTCTATTATTTATAAAACAAAGGAATAACATGTCAGCATATCTTGATGAAATAGATAAAAAATATTGGATGATGGTACACCCTTATGATACTATTGGTAATGTAGGACCTTCCGATATTTCTGTTTGTTGTCCAATATGTAATGAAGGTGGTTCATGGATGAGAAAACATAGACTTCACTTATATATAAAACCTTCTTATGATAATGCCGCAGTTAAATGTTTTAATTGTGGTTATTCTACAAATCTTTACAGTTATCTAAAAGAGAATCATCCCAATGAATTTACTTTATATTCAAATGAGAAAAAAGGTGCAGGATTAAAGACACTTAAAGATTTATTTAACAATAAAAATGTACAAGATGTACAAGATGCTCAAGAAGAAAAAGTGGACATATCAGGAATATCTACAGGTTTAGATTTTAGTGCCCCAATAATTGAAAAAGATGAATTACAAGAATATTATGAACCAGATAATGAAGGACATGAAGAAAAAGCACTTTCAGCAAAAGAAATAGCCTCTTTCGGTTCTGGATTGGATTTTAGCACCCCACCTTTATTATTTAAAGAGAAAGATAAACCTCTACCTGATAAAGATGGTTTATTTTTAATAGATCCTGTTAAAGGTTTCACCAAAATGCCTAAAGATGCAA